TAATGCAGCCAAAGAAAAAAGTACAATTTGTTGAAGAAAAAGAAGAGGTCTATGTTCTAAAACCTAAGAAAAAGGAAAGACTTACTCAAAAACCAGAAAAAGGTATTGCTATTCTAGGACCTGAAACTCTTATTGAAATTGGGGATACTGATTTAAGATCTAGAATGCCTAAAAAGTTACCTCCTATTTTGCTCAAAGTTTCAAGTTATTATATGAATAATAGAGAGATTTTTGTTAATTTTATTAATTCTCTCTTTGAACCTTATAGACAAGAATTACAATCAAATAAAGAAAGTATTTCTTGTGACACAATTGGTAAAACTAGCAGCGATTTCTCTCTATTAACTCACCAAAAAATTGTTAGAGATTATATGAATCTTTATACACCATATCGTGGTCTCCTTTTATATCACGGTTTAGGTTCAGGTAAAACTTGTACTTCTATAGCAATTGCAGAGGGAATGAAAGATTCTAAACGTGTTATAATTATGACACCCGCATCTTTGCGTGCAAATTATGTTGAAGAACTTAAAAAATGTGGTGATTTGCTATACAAAAGAAATCAATACTGGGAGTGGATTTCTACTACAGATAATCCGGATGCACTTAAAACAATATCTGTTCTTCTAAATTTACCTCAAGAATATATTCGCAGACATGGTGGTGCATTTTTTATTAATGTTAAAAAACCATCAAACTATAATGATATGAATGATGTTGATAAGAAAGTACTTGAAGAGCAATTAAATGAAATGATCAAACAAAAATATACATTTATTAATTATAACGGTTTACGTGCCTCACGTCTAGCTGAAATGACATCTGGATTTACAAAGAATATTTTTGATAATTCAGTTATTATTATTGATGAAGCACATAACTTAATTAGTCGAATTGTAAATAAAATTAAAAAAGAAAAGGGAATTACAGGTGAAGAGAGAAAAAAGAAGAAGGAAGAGACTGGTGAAGAAAATATTTTTGGTGATATATCTGGCGAAAAAACTCCTAAAAATTTAGCAACTAAGCTATATTATATGTTACTTAGAGCTAAAAATGCTAGAGTTATTTTATTATCAGGAACTCCTGTTATTAATTATCCTAACGAATTTGCAATTTTATTCAATATTTTAAGAGGTTATATTAAAACATGGAGAATTCCAATAGTTGTCAAGACTTCAAATAAGATAGATAGAGAGAAATTACATGAAATGTTATTAGGTGAGAAATCACTAGATTATTTAGATTATTCTCCAACAAGTAAGATTTTAACTATTACAAAGAATCCTTTTGGATTTAAGAATAAAATCAAATTAGAGTCAGGCTATCAAGGTGTATCTAATGTTAAGAAGAATGAAAGTGGCGAGCAAGTATTGGATTTAGAATTTGTCTCAGATGATGACTTCGAGAGAAAGATAATTGGTATTTTAAAAAGAAATGATATTGATATTGTTCCTCAAGGAATTCAAGTTATTAATCAAAAGGCGTTACCTGATGACCTTGATACATTTTTAACTCGTTATATTAACGACAGCGATAAGAAACTTAAAAATGTAGATGCATTAAAGAGACGTATTATTGGATTGTCATCTTATTTCAGAAGTGCACAGGAAAGCTTACTTCCAAAATATAACAAACAATTAGGTGTTGATTATCATATTATCAGAATACCAATGAGTGATACACAATTTAAAATTTATGAAGGCGCGCGTAAACAAGAGAGAGATCTTGAAAAACAAAAACCAAAAAGAAGTGAAGTTGGCGAATTATTTGAAGAAAAGGCGTCTACTTATCGCATTTTCTCTCGTTTATTTTGTAACTTTATTATGCCTGATAGACCTATTCCATCAAGAAAGAAGAAAGCAGCAGAACCAGAAGATAAAGTAGAAAAAGCTGGAATTGAAGCTATAGAAGAAAAATCAGAAGAATCCAATATGGCTGCACTTATTAAAGAAGGCGCCAGAATTGAAGCTAAACAGGATGTAGAAGATGAACGTGAAGGTGAAATTGAAGGTGATGAGGTACTTGAAGCACTTGGAGGAACCGATTATAAATCTCGCTTAGAGACAGCCATAAAAAATATTGAAGAACATTCAAATGACTTCTTAACACCAGAAGCACTTCAAACATATAGCCCCAAATTCTTACATATGTTGGAAAATATTGATGATCCAGAAAAACAAGGATTACATTTAGTTTATAGTCAATTTAGAACCGCAGAAGGTATTGGTCTTTTTTGTCTCGTTCTTGAGAAAAATGGATTTGCTCGTTTTAGAATTAAAAAAAATTCTCAAAATGTATGGGAAATTGATATTCGCGAACAGGATCAAGGTAAACCAACTTATGCACTCTATACTGGTACAGAAACTGTTGAAGAAAAAGAAATGATAAGACATATTTATAATGGTGAATGGGATCAAATTCCTGAAAGCATCGGTTCTATTCTTAAAGCAAAATATCATAACAATAATATGGGTGAAGTTATTAAAGTCTTTATGATTACATCGTCTGGTTCAGAAGGTATCAATTTAAGAAATACACGCTATGTTCATATTATGGAACCTTATTGGCATCCTGTCAGAACCGAACAAGTTATTGGTCGCGCTAGACGTATTTGCAGTCATAAAGATTTACCAAAACCACTTCAAACTGTAGAGGTTTATATATATCTAATGATATTTTCAGAGGCACAATTGAAATCCGATGAGGCAATTGAGTTGAAGAGAAAGGATTTAAGTAAGGCTATTCCTAAGGTTCCTATTACAAGTGACCAATATTTATTCGAAATTTCTGAAATTAAAGCAAATTTAACAGCTCAGCTTACAGATGCAGTTAAGGAATCTGCTTTTGATTGTTATATATATTCTAATGGAAAATGCGTTAATTTTGGCGATCCAAGAAATGATAAATTTTCTTATGTTCCTGATTATACAGAACAACAAAATGATACAACAGTCAAAGCAAATAAGGTTGCTATCGAATGGACTGGTAAACCAATTACAATTAATGGGGTTGAATATGTGTATAGAAGAGCAAGTAAAGATGTATTGGATTTATATGATAAGGATATATATATGAATGCCCTTAAAGATCCATCTATTATTCCATTAAAAGTTGGTACATATGAAGTAAATGAACGCGGAGAGAAAGTCTTAAAACTCTTAGTTAATTAAAAGTCAAATTAATTTAAAATATATTATAATTTAAATTAATTTATTGTTTTCCATTTAATAATTCAATAATTTTATCTAATTTTGCATGGAGTTGTTTAATTTCTGCTTTTACTTCATTTAATTCATTATTGCTATTACTATTATTTATAGTTTCTGATTTTGTATCTATTTTTTTAAATTTACTAAAAATATTTTCGTCAGGTTCATCATCTATTATCATTTCAATATTATCTCTTGACTCTGTATCACCCCAAGATACACTTTTTTTATTTTGTTCTAAAGCAATACTTTTCTCTTTTGTTGGCAATAATTCACCAGCAGAATTTAAATATTTTAATCTGCTTGAATTATTATTTTGTGGAGGAGTAAATTTTTCAGACTTCAAAGACGTTTCTTGAGATTTTAACCAATTGCTTGTATCACTTTCACTAGATTGTTGCCTTTTACTTATTTGTTCTACTTCATAATTGCGTTTTGCAGTCATTTCCTTAAGAATTTTATCCATTTCAGTAATAGGTGATTCCTTGTAGTTATCGGAAAAATTTGGCACATCTGGTACTTTTAATGTAACCGCATTAGTAAACTCTTCTTGTGCTCTATTTAAATCTCTATCAAATTGTGATTTGCGATCATTTTGTATTTCTTCATAAGTTACAAGTTCTTTAATAGGAGGCTCTTCATAAGATATTTTGATCTTATTTGGTACTACAGGAGAGTAAGTCTTTTTAATGTGATTCAAAATCAATAATATATATTTTTTATTTATATCAACTACATTATTTGTTTTTTTTCTCTCTGTTTCATAAAATCCTCTTAAATTATTTACAAACATTTGAGATATTCTCTCTTGACTATTAAGTTTTAAGTACTTGAATATGTCTTCGTCGCTTATTACATCCCATAACATTTTAATATTATCTTTGTTTAAAAATGCATTTGTAGCCATTCTATATTTAATGATTACAAATTTAGTTTTATATATTTTTATAAAGAATCATTAAAATAAATCTTTCTAAATTTCTGCATATATTCATCCTTTAATATATGCGTTTTTAAATAGTGTTCAGTCATTTTATCCTCTAACATATGAACTATAAAAAAGAGAGAATATATACCACATTCTGTATTACCATATTGATGTTCTATTCCTTCATTGCTATCAAACTCAAAGTTCATTTTTGGACTCATATTTAAACCTTGTTCTTTAATTCGGTCTACAAGTACCATAATTTCTTTCACTGGCTTATCACCTGTACTGTCAAAGAAAAATATTTTTTTCTTTTTAATATTAATAAACATTGAAATCCAATGTTGACCTGGTTTATTATGTGGATCAGTGTTAAAAATAATGCCAATTTTATTTTTTCCATGTTGTATTTGCTCTTTAAGGCTAAAATTACATAATTCATCCCAAACACATTCACCATACAATTTTCTTGTATCAAAATCAATTGGAGTAGGGCCAATAAAATCAAAGCATTTATATGCTTTTTCATATTGCTTCATTACATTCATAATATCAACACTTGACAACCATTCATTTGGATTTTTCTTCCACTCTGGTGGCGACTCTGGTGCAAATGAGTCAGCAATGTCACTATCAACCTTACCAAAATCTCCCTTCTGTTTTAACCAACATGATTCCTTATTACAAACACCACTAAGTTTTTCGCTTATAAATCTATGAATTTCCTTGGGTGAATTTGATGTTATTTTAACATCAGGATGTCTTGCATTCCAAAGTTCTTTTAGCTTCATAAGTGATTCATTTGTATAACATGAAAAATCGTTCATCTTACCTTTTTCTTTTGGACTGCAATTTAGTTTCTGTAATTTAATTGATTTTCTCTCTTTTTTACCTCCAAAAACATTTCTAATGGAAGAGAAATAACCTTTTTTATCACGTCTTTTTGTGCCTCCTTTCTTTAATTTATTTCTTCTTTTTATTGTTTTTCTCATATAATACTGTGATATTTTTCTTTTTACAAAATTTTATTTATTTTAAACCCTTTGTTTGAAATTGTGGATCTAATAAGTTTATTTCTTTTTGTTTTGGTAATATTAAATCCGCTTCTCTCTTTTGTATAATTGTTTTTGTTATATATTTGTCTAAAGTTGTTGGCAAATCAACTTTAACTGAACGCATTAATAGTTTGTCTGCTTCTACGACATTAGAAGTAGATGCATCTAACACATATTTAATATCATCTTTAACATGATTATCTAAACCATTATATTCTTCTTGTATAATATCATTATTATCAATTGTTTTAAAGTAATGTATAGAGGCATTTACAAAATTATCATAAGCATATTTAACATCAGGTAATAAATCTTCGGGAGGAGTTCCATTTATTATTTCCTTAAATAAGTTGTATGTTCTCTTTCTATAAAATTTGATCTCTTCTTTTTGTTCTTTTTTAAGCTTTTTTTTATCAACATGTTTATTAATCATTTCCTTATTAACAAGACAATTTATAGTTAATTGATTTATGTATGCTTGTGACATTATATATATCTATATTAATTAAAAATAAGTATATTTGGTTTTTATGACGAAATATACTTATTAGATTTTATTCTTTTTTAAATATATCAATATTTAATTAGCATTTTTGATTTGTTTTTGTTAAATCTCTAACTTGAACACGAGTGTTATTTAAAAATATACCAGCACCTACAGTTTTTTGATCAGGATTTGGATTAAATTGTGAAAATCCTTGATTTTCAAACAATAGCTCATGAGGATTTGATTGTTTTATACTCTTAAAATCATACTTATATAAGTCACTATTTGAGTTAGGAACATATACTGATTGACTGCATTTTTGGAGTGCATAAACTTGGTTTCTTAATTCTGATTCGACATTCACACTGGAAGCATAACCAGACCATGGTGCAGTTGCATTACCTGGGTTGAAAACTTT